GTTGTTCCCTGAGAATTCAGCCGCTGAAGACTATACAGACATGGTTGAGGCCATTGTGGTCATCGCCAACGATGGTTTGTTGCTCAAAGCTGAAGAAAACCCCTACATGATGAAAGATCGTCCAGTCTTAAGCTATCAAGATGACACGATTCCTAACCGTTTGTTGGGTCGGGGTACGGTTGAGAAGGCTTTCAATATGCAAAAAGCTATTGATGCCCAGACTCGTAGCCACTTGGATTCTTTGGCACTGACTACCAGCCCGATGATTGCGATGGATGCAACTCGTTTGCCTCGTGGCATGAAGTTTGAGATCAAGCCAGGCAAGGCAATACTGACAAATGGCGCACCTAGCGAGATTTTGTATCCCTTCAAGTTCGGTCAGAGTGACCCCAACAACTTGGCGACTGCAAAAGACTTTGAAAGAATGCTGTTGCAAGCTACTGGCACTCTTGACTCACAAGGCATGGTTAGTAACGTCTCTCGTGATGGTGGTCAAGGCGGTATGTCAATGGCTGTTGCTTCCATCATCAAGAAGTACAAGCGCACATTGGTGAACTTCCAAGAAGATTTCTTGATTCCGTTCATCAAAAAGGCGGCTTTCCGCTATATGCAGTTTGACCCAGAGCGTTACCCCTCTGTGGACATGAACTTTGTGCCAACTGCCACCTTGGGCATCATTGCTCGTGAGTATGAGCAACAGCAGTTCATTGGCTTGTTGCAGACTCTTGGCCCAAATACACCTGTTTTGCCAATCATCTTGAAGGGCATCCTGACTAACTCTAGTCTGACAAACCGCTTTGAGTTGATTGCGGCTTTGGATGAGATGAGCAAGCCTAACCCACAAGCTCAAGAGATGGAGCAAATGCAAGCGCAATTGGCTATGCAAGCGGCTCAGGCTCAGATTGCTGTCAACACGACTCAGGCTGAAGAAAACAAGGCAAATGCTGTGAAACTGTCTATGGAAGCACAGTTGATGCCTCAAGAGATTCAAGCCAAAGTCCTTGGTGCAACCACTAAGAACTTACCTAATGAAGATGAAGCGGCTTCTCGTGAGTTTGACAAGCGGGTCAAGATTGCTGAACTTTTGTTAAAAGAAGAAGACATCAAGAACAAGTCTAAGATTGTTGAGTTGCAGATGGCCGATAAACTCAATTCTCAGTCTCAGGTTAAGCAAGATTTTCTGACAAAACTCACAGATGGTCTAAAGCAAAATGGCTAATATCAAAGACCTTATCAAAAGCATTGAAGCAGCAGACTCGTCTTTTGATGAGAAATTAGCCGCCATCAATCAGATGGAGCAAACCTTGGTGGCAATGCGCCAACAAGAAGAACAAGCAGTTCAAGACAATGTTGACTTGATTGTTGAGGCCATCAAAGTGATGGAACGCAAGGTTGAAAGCCAACTTGAGATCGCCAAGTCTATTGTTCCTGAAAAGGGCGACAAGGGTGACAAGGGCGAGCGTGGTTTAGATGGTAAGAATGGCCTTGATGGTAAAGATGGTCGTGATGGCATCAATGGTCGTGATGGTCAAGATGGTCAAGATGGCGTAAGCGTTACTGATGCCAAGATTGACTTTGATGGCTCATTGATTATTACCTTGTCTACAGGTCAAGAGATCAATGTTGGTGAGGTTGTTGCACCAGAACTGCAAGAAAAGATCAAGCTAGTTACTTCTGGCGGTGCGGGTACTGTGTTGCCTAGCCAAACAGGTAATTCTGGTAAAGTTTTAGGGACTAATGGTTCTACCTTATCTTGGGTAACTGGTGGTGGTGGTTCTGGGACAGTTACAAGTGTTGCGGCTACTGCTGGAACTGGTATCAGTGTCACAGGTAGCCCAATCACCAGCAGCGGCACGTTAAACATCACAAACACTGCTCCCGATCAAACTGTTTCACTAACTGGTGCTGGTACTACTGCAATTACAGGAACATATCCCAATTTCACAATTACATCAAACGATGCCTATGTAGGTACGGTCACATCAGTGGGTGGTACAGGCACAGTCAATGGTTTGACCTTAACAGGTACAGTTACATCAAGTGGAAACCTAACTTTAGGTGGGACACTTAATTTGTCTTCTCCTCCTGCTATTGGCGGAACAACTCCTGCGGCAGTATCTGCAACAACTTTAAGTCTGACAGGCACAACCGATCAGGTTTCTAGCGTTGCTGTTTCATCTGTTCCATCTGCGCCAACTGCTGGTAATTTAAAGACATTTGCTAGAACTATTGCGGGTGGATATACAGCACCAGCATTTTTAAATGCTACGCAAGCTGTTGCAATGTTGCAACCAGCAATTGCTAATAAGCGTATTTCAACATTTACACCGCAAACAAGTGCTGTTATTTCTTTAATTGGATTTGTTGCTGGTAACGTACAAGGAACTGCGACAGCAGCAACCTTATCAAGCACTTCATTTTTTACTAGAGCACCTAGAGTTACTTATGTAAGTGCAGGAACTGCGGGAAGTTTTGCATCGTGGTATCAAGGAGTTGGAACAGTTACTTTAGGTGTTTCTGGTACACCTAATTTTGGTGGATTTTATTATGTAACTCGCTTTGGAATTGCTGACACAGTTGCGTCCCCTAGAACATTCATAGGCTTAGCATCTGTGGGAACAACTCCAACAAACGTAGAACCATCTACATTAGTAAATAGTATTGGCATAGGTCAAGGTGCATCAAATACAAATTTGTTTGTTTATTATGGCGGCTCTGCGGCTCAAACTCCTATTGATTTAGGCGCAAATTTTCCAACAAATACATCAAACACTGATTGGTATGAATTAACTTTATTTGCTCCACCATCATCAACAAATACAGTTTATTATCAAGTTGTTAGATTAAACACAGGCAATGTGGCATCTGGCACTTTGACAGGTACAGCAGGAACTGTTTTACCATCAAACACAACCTTTTTAATGCCAAGAAATTGGCGAACTAATAACGCTACGGCTGCGGCAGTTACTTTAGCTCTTGGAAGTATGTATCTAGAAACGGATTATTGATATGTATACATTAAGCATATACCAAGGAACAGTTACCCGTGATGAAGATGGTAAGGTAGTTGCGCCTTGCCAATCTGACCAAGACCCTGATTTTCGTGCTTACATTGATTGGGTAGAAGCAGGAAATCAGCCGACTATTTTGGAAACATCAAATGACTCCTGAACTACAAAAGTATTACGAAGAACGCTTTTCCATGATGGGAACAGATGGTTGGAAGGACTTGACTATTGACATTGACAATATGATAGAGTCACTAAATAATATAAGCGTTATTCCTGATGAAAAGACCTTGATGTTCCGTAAGGGAGAACTTTCCATCTTGACTTGGCTGAAAACCTTGAAAGAGGTCAGTGAACGAGCCTACGAGGAATTGAATGAAAAGAATGTATGATTTTGTCTGTGAAAACGGACACAAGATTGAACGGTATTGTGTTTATGAGATGCAATCTGTTCAGTGTGAGTGCGGTGGTTTAGCCAATCGCACAATCTCTGCGCCAAGCATTAACTTGGAAGGGTGGTCAGGGAGTTTCCCTGGTTCGGCAATGAAATTTGACCGAAAACACCGTGAAAAGTTAGCGGCTGAACGCAAAACCACAACATAAGCATTTATGCCGTTGTGTCTCCTAGAACCCAAAAGTGGCAGGAAAAAGGAAAAACAATGTTGATTGATAACCCAGACGAGACGCAAAGTGAGTTAGAAGTCGTTGAAAAGCAACAACTTCATTCCACAGTTGAGCAAGCTAATGATGACATTCCTGATAAATATCGGGGCAAAGAACTGTCAGACATTATCAAGATGCACCAAGAGGCAGAAAAGCTCATTGGCAAGCAGGCTCAAGAAGTAGGTGAAGTACGCAAATTAGCGGATGAACTCATTAAGCAGAACCTTGCGGGAAAGTCTCAACCTGTTAAAGAGGACGAGCCAGAAGTAGATTTCTTTGAAAATCCACAAGCGGCTGTTCGTAAGACTGTTGATAACCATCCTGATGTACTTGCGGGTCGCCAAGCGGCTCTTGAGTTCAAAAAGATGCAGATTCAGCAAAAGCTGGCATCTGAACATCCTGATTTTGGTCAGATTGTTCAAGATACAGACTTTGTGAATTGGGTGAAATCTTCTCCAATTCGCCTTGGTTTGTATGCAAAAGCTGATGGTGAATACGACTATGACAGTGCTAACGAACTGCTCAGTACCTACAAGCAATTGAAGGGTGTTAAGGCTAAACAGACAAGTGACGCAGGGGAAACTCAGCGTAAGACTAATCTGAAAGCCGCATCTGTAGATGTTGGTGGTACTGGTGAATCAGGAAAACGAGTCTATCGAAGGGCTGACCTTATTCGGCTGAAGATGCAAGACCCGAACCGATACGATGCTTTAAGTGACGAAATCATGGCAGCATACGCAGAGGGACGAGTCAAATAACCTAACTTTTGATTTTATTGGAGATACAACATGGCAACATCATTTTCCCCCACCAATTCAGTGACCACAACCACTGGCGCAACATTCATCCCAGAAATTTGGTCAGATGAAATCGTAGCGGCTTACAAGAAAAACTTGGTTCTTGCTAACCTTGTTATGAAGATGAACTTCAAGGGCAAGAAAGGTGACACCGTTCACATTCCTGCACCTACTCGTGGTTCTGCTTCTGCTAAAGCCGCTGAGACAGCAGTCACTTTGATTGCCGCTACTGAGTCT